GTCGGCGTCCCCGTTAGCCCAGGGCTTGCCGTAGGCGCCGCACCCGAGACGTCGGCCACGGCTAAAACGATAGCACCCGTCCGGCCCGCAACAGAAGTGACCGCATCAGCCGCGGGGGTCGACCAAGTCGTGTCGTAATTGGTGGCGCTTAATTTAGTCAGCACCTGCCCGGTCGTGCCGCCTACCACAACTCCGGCGCCCGTCGCCCCCGTGGCCCCCGTTGCACCCGTGGCCCCGGTGCTCCCGACGTCACCGCGGGGGATAGTGAAATTGAATACTGCCGCGCTGCTCGTTCCCGAGTTGGTAACCGAGGCCGACGATCCGGGCGCCCCCGTCGTCGTCGTGCCAGCCGTAGCGGTAGCCGCCGTGCCCGTGCTACCTGTGGCCCCCGTGGCTCCTTGCGGGATACCAAAGTTGAACGTCGCCGCGGAGGACGTGCCCGAGTTCGTGACCGTAGCCGGTGAGCCAGGGGAAAGCGTCGTCGTCGTGCCCGCCGCAATCGTCGCCGCGGCACCTGTCGGACCCGTGGCCCCGGGCGTCCCGAGTTCAATGGACAGGCTCGCCGGCGCCGTGGCTAATACGTCAAGCGATAGGCTGCTATCGGTCCCGTCAACCGTCACGGTCAGGGAGCCTAAAACCAGCGAGGAAACGGTGATGCTGCTCATCGGTTAGGTAACCTGTTCGATGATGTTCAGGCGGAAGGTATCGGAGAAGAATGTAGTCCCGCTATAAACGAACTTAATGTCGGACCGGGCAAGGCCCAGGGCGAAGCCCGCGGTCGTCGTGGCCGGGAGGCTGGCGACAAACGACAGGCCGTCCCCGGCGATCACAATCGTGCAGGGGTAAGCGTTGTTCACGAAGTCGACAATCGTCGAGGTCACGGTGGTCGACAGTAAGTTGGCCGGACCCCCAGCGGCGGGGGTATAGGTGACGGTCGCCGAGTAGGTCGTCCCGCGTTTAAAGGTTACGCTGTTACTCATTAGAGAATGTCCTGGTAAACGGTGGCCGCGATCTGGCAAGCGGTCTGTTTGATTGTGCCGCTAGAGGTCAGCGTCGCAATCTCAAGGGTCGCGTCAGCCGAGGCCGCGGTCGAGAGGTAGGTCGCAACCCCTGCCACCGTCAGGTCGAGGACGGCTTGGAACCCAGAGAAGGAGACAATCCCGCCGTCGTTAACGGTCAACGCACCGGGCGGATTAAAGACCTGCCCGAAGGTAATGTCCCAAGTAAAGTTGCCGGTCTTCTCGACGCTGATATTCTCGGGGGAAATCGAGTATTCGTCGACGAATTGGTTGTAAAGGTCGGTCGCCGAGGCGAAGACGCTGGTCGGGGTCATTAAAATACCATACCAATAAATCGAGAACGAGCCGCCCTTGGGCTCCGGGCCGATGCTGATCCGAACGACCTGGTTAACCCCCGCCGAATAAGCGACGACGGTCGTGACGGTCGAGGACGCTGGGGGCAAAGAGGTCAGGCCAGAGTAGGCGGTCGCCGTCAGGGTCGTATTGCCGAGCGTGAGCAACAGGGTATCGACCGAACTCGCGTCGACTTCCTCATAAGGGAAGGGCGAGTTATTGTTCGGCCTGACGAAGTAGACATTCAGTTGGGAATTGTCGTCGTTATAAAACGCCAGTCCGTTCGTCGGTTTAACGTCTTGGAAGGAGGTCGAGGCGACACCGTTCACCACGTCCACGAATAGGCTGTAATTAGTATAAAGGGCCACGGCTTTAACCTTGCCGAAAGGGCAACTTAGGGAGCCCGGACTGCCACAATCCGCACGTCATTCACATAGGTGAAGTAGCCGGATGCCTTCGGGATAGCGAAGACGTAGGGCACGGTGAAGGCGCCTTCCATACTCGGGTCGATTGTCAAGGTATGCGACAGGGTTGAATGTAGCGATGGAGAGCCGAGGGTGAAGTCGTGCACCCCGTAGACGCTAGGGACATAGGTCGTCGTGAAGTCGGTTTGCCCGACGTCAACTTCTAGGTCGATTTCGGCGCCTTCATTCCAGCAGCACACTTCGTCCAGGTTAACAATCAGGCTGAACTCGGCATCGTAATTGTAGGTTGAGCCACCGCCTACCGCGGGATCGTGCGGGCAATAGCCGGTCTCATAGGACACCGAGTAATTAGTCGAGGCACCTGCTACCCCTGGCGCCGCATAGTTGAACTGACACCCGGGCGGGATGCCTTGAGGGGTGAAGCCCGTTGTCGCGGCTTGGGCCTGGAGGTTATAGGCCGTCTCCGTATACCAACGCGGGCGCACGATACCCGTATAGGCGGAGGCCGTCCCGGTGCGGTCGTCTTGATAGAATGGACTGCCGCCAATCGGAGAGGGCGGGGAGCCCGTCTCGACCGTCCCGTTATACTGCCCGCCCGTTGAGCCAACGTAAACCTGCCCGCTGAGACCGTTGACCGCGCCGCCCTTGAAACGGATCAGGCTAACGAGTTCATCGGGAGTCGTGCTAGGGTAGGTCGTGAAGTAGGCGCTGCTTGACCCGGAAAAACCCTCCCCGGTGGCACGGGCATTTTCCCCTGGGTAATATGGGTAAGATAGGGCCGGGTCACCGAGTTGGCAGTAAGCCCCGCCGACGTGCCTTCCGAGGATCACGCTCATCAGACCATCCCGAAGAAATAGACCGCGTCATTCGTTCCGCATTTATAGCGCTCGCCCCATTGGCTACCGCCGACGGATTGACTGACGACCCCGGTGGAAACGTCGACCGTCGCGAGGAGAAGGTAAGCCTGGGCATCGGTCGAGGTTTGCGGCGCCGAGTCGTGAATGACGGTAGGGCCGTCCGGCCAAGTCGCCGGGGAGGTCGAGGTATCGGCCGGCATCAGTAAATAAATGTATTCAGTCGCAGGGCTTGCAGAATGACCGATGTTCATCGTAGGGGCCGGCACCGCTGACAGTTGGTCCCCTGACATTTGGGGCTCGATGTTGTTAATCGTGCCAGGGATGACCCGAACCTTAAAGTCAGAGCCGTCCTTAAAACAAATAACCGTGAAGGGGTGCGGCTTAGTCCAAAAGCCCCACGGCTGATCGATTGTCAGGGAGACGGCGCCGCCCGTTTGGTTAAGCGTATAACCGACTCCGGGCTGGAAGTTCATTAGACGTTCGTGCCCTGGTATACCTGTCGCACGTAGCCCTCGGCGTTGAAGCGGATTTCGTAGGACAGTTTATAGAGAACGCCGTAATCCTCGAAGTGAACGTTCGCAATCATCAGTTGATCGGTCTCGTCCTTCGCCGAGAAGGTATCTCCAAAGTAGGCAGGGAGTAGGTAGCGGAACCCTTGAGGGGCTCGAGCGCTCATCGTCTTGCCGATGTAGCCGCGTAACTTCTGAACGTTGTCGGCCTTGGTCGTGTAGATAATGCCGCTGAACGCTGAGGTCGGCGCAAGGTAAGAAGTCCGCTGATAGAGTTTCTTGCCGGTGTCGCTGGCCTTAGAGTAGAAGCCGAGGAACTTGCCAGGGGAAACGCTTGAACTGCCAGCGTTCTCGAAGATTGCACCGTTCTCGCCCTCGTAGACTTGGCCGTAATCAGTATAAGGTTTAAGCGCTTGAATAGACGTAGCCACCGCAAAGGGAGGATCACCGCAAATCTTAAACCGTCCGTCCTTGCTAGAGAAAAAATTAGGGTGCGAGGTAATCGGCTCCGTCGAAAGGCTGTCCGTCCCGGTCACGTTTGGATCAGTCCAATCCCCCGCGGCGATACCGCAATAGTCTGCCGTAATCGTGGCGACCTCGAGCGACCCATAAGAGACGCTTGCCTTATGGCAGCGCAACCGGGCATCAGCCGAGAAGACGTCGCCGCGCTTGATGGCGTTGGCGGCGCTGGCCTTGTCGACCTTGTAGGTAGCCTTACAAGTCAGAAGGCCGTAGCCGTCATTCTCGATTGTGTAGCCGGCCTGGAGGACCGGGCTAGAGAGGGTGCTCCCCTGTTTTACTTTAGCCATAAATTAGCGGGGGAATACGGTGCGACCGCCGGAGGCCGGACTGCCGAGGTCGTATTCGCCTTTCTGAGTTCGGAAGCCCTGGGCGACCTGATCGCGTTCGACGAGGGCACGGAGGCTGTTAGCCATATCGGACTGAAGGTCCGTCTGCTCCTTCATCGCGGCGAGTTGCGGGCTCATCCCGACGCCAATGACGTTGCCAGAAATCTCGTTAATCTTTTGGGCGGTCGGAGCGTTAGCCCCAGCCAAGGCCGCGGCCTCGGCAGCGCTTCGCTTTGAAATATCGCCAGCGAGGAAAGCATCAATCGCAGCCCGCACCTCCGGGCTCTGCGCCATTTGTTTTGCGGCGAAACTCTCGCGCGTAGCGTTAGGATTTTTCCCCAAAATGTCTTGAGGGATAAACGCTTCAGCCGCCTTCATAAAGCCTGGGCGGTCCGCCAGCATTGCCTTGCCTTTTTCAGTAGTCTTAAGGAAATCTTCGTAGCCTTGGGACGCTAACGAGAGGCCCTTGTTGCGCTTGTCCTCCTCAGTCTTTCGTTCCATATATTGGAGGATTGCTTCACGACCTCCAGCGGGTGCGTATTTCTTCGACTCCGGGTCTTTAGCAAACTCCCTAGCCGCGTCGGCGTCGGCCTTAGCCTGGGCAATCTTGTCGCTAATGAAGCCGATAATCTTCTGGATGAGAACCATCGGGGCTAGGAACCCTACCGCGATATCCTTAAACGCCTCGCGGAACTTCTTAGACAGGGCGTTGCCGGCGCCTTCAAGCCCTTCCATCGAAGCCTTAGCCTTAGCCATCTTCTCCGGCACGTCGGACTTACCCGACAACTCCCATTCTAGTTTGCGTCCCATTGTTTAACTTTGCTGGGGAGGCAACTCCCCCCGCCGGATAGCCTCCATCATTTCTTCTTCCTCGGTCGTGAGGACGTTGACCTTCGCCCCGTTGCGCGTAGAGAAGGCCGTCGATAGCCAGATGGCTTGCGCCTCCGGCATTTCCCAAGCCCGCTGCTCGTCGACCCCTTCGGCGATGAGGTTCGTCAGGATCATAAGAGGCCAAGGCATCCCGGCCCCGTCCGCCGTCCCGGTAGTCTTAGGACCATCCCAATACTTAGGCCAGAGGTCGACGTGACAATGGGCCACGAACCGACTGACCTCGCCGGCGAACTTCTCAGGTCTAAACTCAAGTTCGCGGATACGGACCTGCTCGAGCCAGGAGAAATCTAGCCGGCCCTCCTCGGCGCATACCTTGACCGCCATCATCAGATCAGCGGGTAGGATGGTCGTCCCGCCCGTGACCAGGGGAGACTCGAGCGCCATCAGGCGCACCCGATGCTTGAGACAAAAGGGAAAGAC